TGTAAGTGCCTTTATGAACAACATAGATTTTAATAGAACTGCTGATGTGTCAGAAACAACTGCATTTGGCAACGATAATAAAAATTATATTGCGGGTGATAAAGACGGAACTGTAAGCCTTACTGGTATGTTTGATTCAACTGCAGACGGCATTTTACAACCATTATTAGGCTCGTCAACAGATACCAGTGTTTGTATTGGTGCAGACGGTATCACAGACGGCAAAAGTATTTTCTTTGGTATTGGACCAATAATTAATTATGGTCAATCTAGCCCTGTTGGTGATGTAATTGCAACAAGTTTTGATCTACAAGCCAATGCAGGTTTATTTAATGGATTGGTATTAGATAATGCAACAATAACTGCAACTGGTAATTCAACTGCAACTGATAATACAACAACATCTGCAAATGGTGGTGCAGGAATTGCAATTGTAACATCTGTTTCTGGTACATCTACGCCAACTGCAACAATTAAAATACAACATAGTTCTGATGATTCAACCTATGTTGATTTAGTAACTTTTACAAATTTCACTGCCGTAGGATCACAAGTAAGTGAGGTTGCGAGTGAAACAACAATAAATAGGTATCTAAGAGTTAATTATACAATTACAGGAACAAACCCAAGTTTCGCATGTATAGTTGGCTTTGGAAGAGTAGGATAGGAGAAAAAATATGGCATTTGTACATGGTAAAGACAGTGTGTTTAAACTTGATAATGCAAGTGGTTCACTAACTGATATATCAGCTTTTGTAAATACTGTTGATTTTCCAGAAACAGCAGATGTTGCTGAAACAACAACTCTAGGTGCAGATAATAAAACTTATATTGCAGGTCTAAAGGACGCAACCATATCCTTAGGTGGAGTGTGGGACGCAACTGCAGACGCAATATTTGGTGCAGTAATAGGTCAAGCAAGCACGCTTAGTTATGAATATTCACCAGAAGGCACTGCCTCTGGAAAAATAAAATATACTGGCGAGGCAATCATGACAAATTATGCAATATCTTCACCTGTTGGAGATGTTGTTGCATTTAGCGCTGATTTGCAAGTTTCTGGTGCAGTTACACGCGGAACACATTAGTATTAAATTATGAGTGATAAAAAACGACTTACGCTAGAAGATTTGGCTAGTTTACCAACAGTACCCACAGAGGAGGTCTATATAGACGAGTGGGATAAGACAATATTGGTACAAGGTATTTCAAAGGCAACACAGATCAAATTAGGTCGGCTTGTCAACGCTGAAGAAACAGACGCATTCGATTACCAAAGAGAATTGCTTAAAGTCAGTGTTGTAGAGCCAAAATTAGATAATGACGCAATAAATATGCTCTATGAAAAAGATTCAATCATTGTAGATAAAATATTTTTAGCATTAAATAATCTAAATGGTATTGGGGGTTCAGGCGATTTAGCCGACCAATTTTGAAACTGATTCTGAATTAGCCTTTGATTTTAAATTAGCCCGTGATCTAGGTTTTACTGTTGGTGAACTAAGACACAAAATGTCTGTGCTAGAATATCAGCAGTGGATAGGTTTTTACCTATTTGAAAAAAAACAAAGAGATTACCAAATTGCAATGCAAGAGGCAGAGATGAATAAAAAAAGGTCTAAAAGATAATGGCAGTAGCAGATATATTTATTCGTATTGTTACAAAAGGTGCAGAATTAGCCAATAAACAAATGTCAAGTCTTGGTGGTGTTACTAAGAAATTATCTGGAATTGTAAAAGGTGCAGGTATTGCATTTGCAAGTGGTCTTGCAGTAGGTATTACAAAGGCCACAAGAGAGTTTATAGAGTTTGAAGATGCATTAACTCAATCATTAGCAATCATGGACACAACGGTTGCACAACAAGAAAAAATGATACAAGCCGCCAGAGAGGTTGCAACATCTACAAGAATATCTGCAACCGAATCAGCAGAATCTTTCTTTTTCTTAGCCTCAGCAGGTTTAGACGCAGAACAATCTATTGCCGCTTTACCTCAAGTAGCTAAATTTGCACAAGCAGGTATGTTTGATATGTCATTAGCAACAGATTTAGCCACAGATGCACAATCTGCATTAGGTTTAACAGTTGATAGTGCTAGCCAAAACCTAGAAAATCTTACAAGGGTTACAGATGTTCTTGTAAAAGCAAATACATTAGCAAACGCAAGTGTTCAGCAGTTCTCTGAGGCATTAACAACAAAGGCAGGTGCCGCTTTGAAAGTTGTAAATAAAGATATTGAAGAAGGTGTTGCAGTATTGGCCGCATTTGCAGATCGAGGTGTAAAAGGTGCTGAGGCAGGCGATAAATTAAACCAAGTTCTTCGTGATATACCAAGAGCAACTGCAAAAAATAAAGAAGAATTTGCCGCCTTAGGTTTACAAATGTTCGATACACAAGGCAATATGAAAAATGTTGCAGACATAATAGAAGAACTAGACGCCGTTCTTGGTCCAATGTCTGATGAGATGAAAGCCGCTACCTTAGATCAACTCGGATTAAATAGAGGTGTTGCTGACGCAGTTAAAATATTAAGTGGTGCAGGTAACCAAATTAGAGAATATGAACAGGCATTAAGAAATGCAGGTGGTGCAACACAAGAAGTTGCAGATAAACAAATAGATTCTTTGGCAGGTCAGGCAGATATATTAAAAGATAGATTTTCAGTTTTAGGTGCAACACTAGTAGAAGAATTTGAGCCTGCATTAAGAGATTCAATCGAGGGTACCTCTGAATTTATAGATACCATGATAGAGGGAATACCAGGCACTGCCGCATATTTTAAAGTGCTAAAAGACAATATAGACACTTATGGTTTGTTTGGTGGTTCACTAAGATTTGCAATAAAAGGTAATCAAGAAATTGCAGAAGAATTATCAACAGTTGGCGATAGACATGAAAGAGTTTCTGAGTCAATAAGAAGAAACGCAGAAAGAAATAAAATTTATGCTGATGAATTAGAAAGAACAAGAATACAAACAATTGACGCCAGTAGAAATACAGAAAGGTATGCACTAGAACAAGACTTGTTAGCCATGTCATTAATGGACACAACAAATCAAATTGAAAATCAAAGCGATTCTGTAAATGATTTATCAAAAGAAATGGTAAATAATCAAATGGACGCATTAATGGCAATGATTGACGCAGAAGAGGCCTACAACAATATATTAGAAAACAATGAAAAATTACTTACAAGAAGAACTGAAAGAGAAGAGGACAAAAAAGAGGCACAGATAAGAGCAAATCAGGCCGCAGAAAATGTAACTAGATTAGAAGAAGAATTGGTAGAGGCCAGAAAATTAGCAACACAGGTTACTGATGAAGAAAAATTAGCAATATTAAGACAAGAAGAGGCAGTTCGCAGACTAACTGAAGAAGAAAATAAATCAGAATTACAAAAACAAGAACTTATTGTTGCACAACAAAAACTAAATGAACTTAAAAAAGAAGCAGAGGGTGATGACCAAAATGTATTGTCAATAATGCGTGAATTAGAATCGGCACGATCAGAAGAAAAAAGAGCAATAGAAAATCTTGCAGATTCACAAGAACGACTTAACGAGGCAACTGACGAATATGAAAAAGCCACTGCAAAGACACCTGCAAATCTTTTAAGAATTGCAGACGCAAAAAAAACATTAGATCAAGCTATATCTGATGTAACTGCATTCGACAATCTTAAAGGTGCCTTGGATATGATTGCAGAATCAACAGGCGAAACACTGTCCAACATTTACAAAGACATTATGAAAGTAATTAATTTAAAACCACCAACAGACACGGTATCGACACCACCACCTGTAATTCCTACAACAGATGTAACCGAAGATATAGTTACAGATACCAATAATTTTTCAAGAAGAAGTGCAGGTCAAATTATTATACAAAATGAGTTCAATATATCAGGCGAATTAAGTTCAGAAGAAGTTGCAATTAAAACTATTCAAGCTCAAAAAAGAGGAATAAATGTGGTGTTATGAGTGTAGCGTTTGATTCAAATGTAAATATTACAGTTGAAATTGCTTTTGACTCAAATCCGTTTGATAACAACCCAACCTTTACAGATATATCTACTTTTGTAAGGTCTTTTAATACAAGCAGAGGGCGTGTAAATGAATTAGGACAATTTCCTTCTGGTAAAACAACTATTATATTATCTAATGCAGATAATAGATTTAACCCTACAAATACAAGTTCACCATATTTTGATTCATCGGCAGGTAAGACCAAAATACAACCTTTAAAAAGAATAAGAATATCT